CTGCTTTAGAAGTTCCATTTACTTCTCTTGCACCACCACTTAATATATTAGTTGTAGTATTATTATTTGTATAACTAATATCTTCTGTACCTATTCTTATTTCACCAGCTGATGGAAAAGCTGCCGAATTAGTTAAAGGGATATCGGTTACAGCATCATTTATAGTAGAAGCTAAAGTTGTAGTTGCAGCACCTAAAGATGTACCACCATATAAACCAGCACCCCAACCAAAACCTCCAAGTTGTTGAGAAGGACCTACTGTAAAATAACATAATATAGAAGTGCTGTTTCCATCACTTGTAGTTAAAGGTGTTCCCGACTCTTGACTCTCAGCCGTAATTGTAAAAGTTGTTGTAGTTGGTACAGATGTTACCATGTATTTAATATCTTCAAACGTAGCGTTACTGTAAGTAGATGCTGCAGGCACTCCTGTTACACTATCAAATAAAACAATGTCATCTTCTATCAATCCATGAGCCCCGGTGCATGTTACCGTAATTGTTTTAGATGATGATGTACTTGTAAATTTTGCGCCTGTTAAAGTAGTTCTTATAGGGTGAATGTCATAATACGTACCCCCTGAATATACGTATAAAATTCTGTTTGTTCCAATAGCTGCGTATTTAATACCGGCATTATCATCCCAATGATGGATAGCTCTAGCTGCACCTGTTAGTTTCGTTTCACCTAATTGTGTCCAACCACCTATTTTTTCAGGTGAACCATATCTAAAACGAACAAAATCACCATCAAACCATTGCCCTTCAGCGCCGGTCTCTGTGACTTGTTTATTAAATCCTGGAGCAAAGCCTAATTTTTGTAGCATATAAAAACCTGTTTATTAGGTAGTATATCAGATTGTAAGTGATTTCAATAGGTTTTAAAGCAGAGGGAATCAGTGGTGGATCATCCCTCCGCAAGATTATTGTATATATTATTTTTTAGATACTGTAAAGCCTTTATAATATGTAGGTAAACCTAGCATAGGACGCTTATCATATAAATTTTGTTTAGCATCTTTACTTTTTAAATTATTGTAATGTAAAAATACTTGTGCACAATCTTTACCTTCAAATGGTTCTCTCCAATGTTCAAGATCACAACCAGAATAAATTAACATATCTCCTGGTTTTAGTTCTATTTTAATACCTGCCTGACCTTCTTTACCTGTTGGATCTAAGTATATAGGCCATGGATCACCACCCAAGTTTAAAGTAGTAGATACTTCACATGAATATCTATCTTTATGTCTAGCCAAGATGTCTCCTTTTTTATAAATTCTTGCATAGGAATAAGTAGGACATAACTTTAGTCCGGTTTCTTTATTCATTTTGTTTTTTAATTGACCAAGTAATGTTTCCATTGCCATATCACTGTAATGAGAATAAGTATTAGGGACTTGCGCATCATTCCACACACCATACTCTGTATTAAAAGGTGATAAATATTTTTGATCAAATAAAAATCTTGCAGCTGTTCTTTTATTTAAAAAATATGTGTAAACAAACTCTGCTAGTTCAGGTGATATTGCTGCTTTTAATACTTTATATTTATTTTTTTTAAAAGACATTTAGTTAATCCTTTCTAATTTAAATTGATTGTTTAAAGCTTTTTGATTTAACGCTATGGTTGTACCATATTTAAAAGTTACTAAGGGCATGTGAAGTTTTTTTCTTGAAGCTGCATCATTATAATTACAGTTTTTAGGTACATTTATTTTACATACATTTATATCCCATGATAAACTTGGATGACATAAAAAATGTATTGGTTCCACACAAAACCAAGTTAACCTAGCATTTTTATTTACATGATTATTTAATAGTTCATAAATAAATTTATACATTCTTACGTTTTTAAGATCTTTATATTTATTAGTAGGAGCATCATCAAAAAATATACTATCAAATTTATCTAAATTTTTTAATTCTTTTTGCCAATATCCTTTTACAATATTTACTTTATGTTTTTGTTTTTTACTCCAAGATTTTAAATCTTCTATTACCGCTGGTTCAATTATTGTATGTGATTTTATATTATACTTTTGTATTTCAGATGCAGAATAACCTAAACCAAAACCTATTTCTAACACATCTCCTTTAGGTTTTAAATTTTTAACAAGTTTTTTCATATATGGTTTTTCCCATTCCATCATTACTTGAAAAGGTTTTCCGTTAAAAGAAGGATCTAAAAGAAGTTCTTTATTGTTTTTGTCTTTTATTTTATTTAACTGCATTTAATACTCCTTTTGGTATTGCTTGGCAGTTCCAATGTATAAATCTAAATGTCTCTATACCTAAATCAACTATATATTGATGAGGCATGTAAGACGGAAAGAATATCATTCGACCTGGATGTACTTTATAATGCACAGCTGAACTAGCATAAGTTACTTTTGTTTTATCTAATTCAGGTAAAAGATTCATAACATTACCTGGTCTCGGATCTTCAAATAAAGGCATTGATGTTTTATCACTAGCTTTTAAAAAATAAAAACCAGATATATGACCATTCCAATGTGTATGTAATGTATGATGACCACCCCCACTTTTTGCAAATTCTTGTACCCACATTTCTGTAGTAAATAATTCATGACTAGACATATCAAAACCCATTTCCATTAATAAATTATGTGAAGTTGCACCTATGTAATCTGTTAATGTTTTAAATTTTTCATCACCTATTAAAGTTGTTGAATGATAAACACTACCAAGATCACCTTTAGTTTTATGTGTCTTGTTACGTTTATCTATATCAGGTTGCATGTTTTTTCTAGCTGTATTAATATAGCTATCTGATGCTTTGTTTATATCGTCTACAAATTCTGGTGCATCCGCAAACCATATAGGACATTTAAAATAATCTTCTCTATTTAATTGTTTGGGGTAGCTAGGTTTCTTAATTCTTTTCTTTTTCTTTTTCATATCTTTCCTATTTAAATGGCCATCCAAGGTTCCAGATTACTAGACTGTGTCTAACACCACTTTTGACCGGTTTAACTCTATGCCATACATCAGAAGGAAATACAACTAAAGAACCTTTAGATCTTATTTCTTTTAATACATGAGTATTTGCTTTCTTATCTGGGTCTTGATTTCTCATATCAAATTCTAATTCACCACCTTTATAATCTTTGTCATTAGATAAAGATAATGTTACAGATAATTTTCTAGTTTTACCGTGACTAGGTGTGTTAGGAGAATCATAAAGCTTGTCCCAACTATCACAATGCCAATCATAGTACTGGCCTTTTTTATATTTTGTAAATTGACAAGATTCAGAAAAGTCCCATTGAAAATTCCAATTAGCATCTCTGTTAGCTTGGTGTATATAAGGATGAATTTCATTATAAATCCAACGTTCGTTTAACCAAACAATATCAGAGTCTCTTTTCTTTTTTAAATCTTGTACTTCTTTTTTATTTAATTTTTTATTACCAAAACCACCTGTAACTGCCATTTGATCTTGAATAGATTTTGCATAACGAACTATGTCATCACACACATGATGAGGTATGGCATCTTTAAACCAGTAATAATAATTTTGTAGTTGCATATGTCTTTATAAAGACAATATAAAATAATATTATGCTACTGTCAAGGTTCCTGAAACTGTAAAGGTAGCTAATTTATCTCCACCAGGGTGTGTTGCTGTTGAGTTTGTTCCTGGTGCAACTGAAAATGTAACTGCACTAGGTCCTCTAACTATAACTATACCTGAACCACCTGCTGCTGCAGCTTGTGTAGTTTCACCTCCACCACCTCCACCACCCCCAGTGTTAGTAGTTCCTGCAACTGCTGATGTTCCACCTTTAGCTGCGTCTCCACCACCACCTGCACCGCCACAACCACCAGTTCCACTTTGAGGTTCACATGCTCCACCACCTCCACCACCAGCGTATGATGTATCTGGTCCTAAAATTGTATTTGGAGCACCTGCTCCACCATCACCACCACTGTGAGTAGGTTGATTAGCTTCTCCAACTGCTGTAGCTCCACCGCCACCGCCTGCTCCACAATTACTTGGTGATCCACCAAATCCACCATTATTACCTTGAGGTGGACTTACTGGAGGTGTATTACCTGATCCTCCTGTTGCTGATGGCTCACCACCACCACCTCTACCACCACCACCTGATCCACCATCTCCTCCAGCTCTTGGAGTTGCTCCTGAACCTAAACCACCACCTGCTGATGTTATAGTTGAAAATACTGAATTTGACCCAGCGACACCATTATTTGATCCTGCTGGACCACCAGCACCACCAGCTCCTACTGTCACTGCATATGTTCCTAAACCTAAATTTTGTACTGATCCTTGTAATGGACTTGGGCCATAACCAGAAGCTCTATAACCTCCTGCACCACCTCCTCCACCTCTACGGCCACCACCTCCACCACCGCCAGCAACGACCATATAATCAATTGCTGCTGTTCTTGATGGCCATGTTCCTTGACTCTGTAAACTAAATTGACTTTGCATTGACCACATACCACTTGCTTTGTTTAATTCTTTTACGATGACTACACCTGCTCCACCTGCACTTGATCCACCATTAGGACCTGCAGCACTTCCAGAACCTCCACCGCCACCTGTATTTACAACACCAGCTGATGCTCCTGCACAACCTAATCCACCTGTAGCTCCGCCACCTAAACCACCCGTTCCTAATCTTGATGGAGTTGCAGGACCATTAATTCCTCCACCACCACCGCCACCAACAGCAGTTACGGGTGCTCCTGGATAAGTTGCAGCTATTGAAATTCCATCACCACCATCACCTGCATTACCTGCACAACCAGCGTCAGCATTTTCACCAACAGCAGTAAAACCACCACCTCCACCACCTTGTTGATTTCCTCCAGTTCCACCAGTGTTTCCTTGAGAAGGTGTTGTTGGGGGAGTATTTCCTGTACCAGCATTTTTATTTGGTGAACTACATCCAGCTCCACCACCACCTGAACCACCTGGTGCATCACCGGGAACAGAAGAAGCTGGTCTACTAATACCACCTCCACCACTTTCAGCTGTGTATGTTGTACATCCTATTACTAAACTTGAATCTGCGCCTCTAGAACCTGAACCACAAGAACTTGGTCCTGCAGCTCCACCGGCTCCAATAACTACTGCTCCTAAAGCAGTGTTACCACTAACTGGAATATTTGTAAGACACCTAACACCACCTGCTCCACCACCACCACCAACGATACCACCACCACCGCCACCACCGGCAACAACGATAGCATTAACTAATGTAGTTCCTGGTTGTGTTGTAACTGCGCTTGGTGAATTTGATGTTTTAGTTGTAACAGTATTCTTCCCGAAAGAAGTTTTATTACTTACTCCTAGTATCCCGCCGTTTTGTGAGCCTGAAGGGCTAGCCATATCTTAGTTCTCCTTATGCGGATACCCAAGCTAGTGCTGATGCATCCCAATTGAAATTATTGATTGGATCTTCGTGATCTTTTGCAGTCCATTTTTGACCTGCTTCATCCCAAGAAATAAATTTGTCTGTTATATCTGTTGGATATGTAACCGGTGCTTGCCAATCATCATTAGCATCTAATGACCATGAAGCGTAAGGTTGTGGACTTAAAAATTTATTTTTTGCAGCGTCATAAGTAAAACCTACACCTGCATATTGTTTTCTAAAATTATGATTGTAAGAAGTTTGTTTCCAAGTGCCACCTTTAAAAAAGTCAATACACCATGTTTCTCCATCAATGTGTTCATCCGATGGTACGCAATCATTGCCTACAACGACTACTCTTAAGACTACGTTATTATTATCTAATTCTGCAAAATGTGCCATATTATTATTCTCCTTAAAGTTTGTTTATATAATTTTTTATCCCTAGTGTCAATTATTGAAATTTATATCTTATTATAACAATTCCAGGGCCACCACTAGCACTTACTACAGGGTAAGAATCATTATTAGATCCACCACCTCCACCACCAGTATTAGCTGTTCCAGGTGTTCCCGCTGAAGCTGGACCAGGTCCCGCATTAGGTGAAATATTACCACCACCTCCTATACCACCAGAAGCATTAGCAATAGGCGCAGGTGTAGCTTGACTTCCTGCTGCACCACCTCCACCACCAAAATAATAATATGAACCAGAACTTTCACCTGATGTACCAAAAGCATTAGGGAATCCACCACCAGCACCACCAGCTGCTACACGATTCGTAGCTCCGCCAGGTCCTTGTGCATCTGTACCTGCAGTCATAAATCCACCACCAGCACCACCAGAACCATCTGGTCCACTACCTGGTCTATCTCCACCTGGCATACCTTGGGCTGGACTTGCTGGAGGAGTATTACCTGCTCCACCCGATTTATTTAAACCACCACCTGAAGCTCCACCACCTGAACCTCCTGAATTACCACAACCTCCGCCACCACCATGATACGCACCAGCACCTCCACCACCAGCTGTTAATCCTAAACCACTTGAATCTGTACCTCTTCTTGTACCTGGACTAGGGTTCGGGCCTGATTGTCCACTATCTCCACCACCTACTACGATTGAATATGCTTGAGCTGTTAATGTTACTGCAGCAACGCACGCTGTTCTTGGAGAACTTGGTCCTGCATTTGTATAAGTTGTTGCAGAAGCTCTAACACCACCTGCACCTCCACCTCCTGGAGAATTACCATTACCATTTGCACCTGATCCACCTCCAGCTACAATTAAATAATCGGCTTTACTAAATACATCAGGTTGATTTACTGCTGCTTGTGTAACAGTAAATGTTCCAGAAGATGTAAATGTGTGTACTTTATAATCTGTGTCAACAGTTGAAATTGTTCCACCTGTTGCTGAAATAAATGCGGGAGCTGAAACCCAATTATCATTTTTTACGAAATCATATACTGTGTTCATTGACCAAACACCTGGTGCAGTTGCATTTTTACCTGGTTCTTTTACAATAACAACACCCGAACCACCACTACCACCTGAAAAGGGACTAGAAGGTTGAAGAGTTCCAGCACCACCACCACCAGTATTATTTGCTCCATTTTTTGCTGGAAGACATAATTGAGAATTTCCACCACCGCCAACTCCACCGGTTCCACCAGTCTGACCTGGACCACCTGATCCACCGCCACCACCTCCGGCATAATTACTACCACTAAATGATATTCCAGCTCCACCGGGACCACCGAAACCTGGTCCTGGAGGACCATTACCTGCTGCCGTAGCTCCGCCACCACCTGCTGCTGTACAATTCGTACCACCAGCTGCTGCTGGACCGCCGGGAAAACCTTGACCACATGTTCCACTACCACCTGCTCTACAATTTACATTTGAACCTGGGCCACCACCTGAACCTCCTGGTGCTCCTTGACCATCACTATCTGGTTGACCTCCGCCACCACCACCGCCACCACCAGTTGCTGCAACAGTTGCTCCACCAATTACAAAAGAAGATGTGGATCCGGAAGCTCCTACAGTTTCTGGTGTAGCTCCTGAACCACCAGCACCAATAACAACAGCACCTAAAGCTGCGCCACCGGAAACAGGCACACCTGTTGCTGTTTTATATCCACCTGCTCCACCACCACCTGAACGAGATTCTCCACCACCACCTGCTCCTCCACCAGCTACTATTATATAATCTACAGTTGTTGTTGTCGGTTGAGTTGTAACTGCTGAGGGTGTACTGGATGTAACGGTTGTCTTTACTTCAGCGACCGCTGGGCTAACTGTGTTGACTGGTCCGATAATTCCGCCATTTGCCATAGCTAATTACCTCCCTATGCGTCGTCTAATACTTCGTATGAAATAAATAAATCTAAGTCAGACGCTGCACTAGCTCCACCTTTAA